GGACCACGGCCAAGACCTACATCCCGGGCATGACGGACGGGACCATTCCGCTCGAAGGCGCGTTCGACCCGACGGTGGACGGCTACCTCTCGGGCGTGCTCGGCTTCGAGACGCCGCTGAACTTCGAGTTCTACCCGGCCGGCGAGCCGGTCGGCGCGACCAAGCCGAAGTATTCTGGCGTGTGCCACCTCACCAGCTACGACATCGAGACGGGCACGGACGACGCCGCCCGCATCTCGGGCGAGCTTCAGGTCACCGGCGCAATCACGCGAGCGGTCGCATAAGCAGAAGGGAAGGGTTCAATGCCCCGGAACGGAACTGCCCCCACGTCAGCAGGCGTGGACGTCTCCGAGGTCCGCATCCTGTCGGTCGAGGACATCCTCGGCGCGAACGACTTGCAAGAGGAGATTGTCGAGGTCCCCGAGTGGGGCGGCAATGTTCGCGTGCGGGGCTTCAGCAAGCAGAAGCAGCTCGACATCAGAACCGCCGCCGGCGGGACGGAGAACTTCGACGCGGACAAGTTCGAGATGCTCGTATTCATCTACGGCGTCGTTGAACCCGAGTTCACGGTGGAACAGGTCGGGCTGCTGAAGGACAAGAGCGCGGCGGCGGTTGACCGCATCCTCGCTCGCATCATGGACATCGCGGGGTTGACAGCGGAGGCGAAGGACCGGGCGAAGGCCACGTTTCCTGAAGCATCCTGACGTCCGCTTCGACTTCGTCCTAGCGCGTGAACTGAAGATGACGGTCGGCCACATGCGGCGGACCATGAGCAGCAGCGAATGGACGGAGTGGGCGGCGTTGTACGACATCGAGGCGGAGGAGCGCAAGCGAGCCGAGCGTAAGCACGCATCGGCCGGGCGGCGACGCCGATGATGGGCGGCGGCGGTGCCGCGATGGGCGAGGCCGCCCGACTGTTCATCAGCATCGGCCTCAACTCCGACGCGGCCCGCAAGGGCCTCCAAGGGCTGTCCAACAAGCTCAACACCTTCGACGGCCAGACCAAGTCGTGGTCGAAGTCCGTCAGTGCCGCGTTCGCAGGGCCGATGCAGGCGTTCGGCAACATCGGAGATGCCGCCGATGGTGTGACTTCCGTCGCCGGCGCGATTAGCGGACTCGCTCAGACCCTATTCGCCGGAGCTGCGCGGAACGAGCAATATGCCGTCTCGTTCGAGGTGATGATGGGCTCGGCGGAACGAGCCGAGGAGCACATCAGCAACCTGAAGGAGTTTGCGGCCGAGACGCCGTTCACCCTGCCGGGCATCGTTGAGGCGAGCAAGCAGCTCGAAGTCATGGGCGGCGCCACCCTCAACACCATCGACAACGTCCGACTGGTCGGTGACGTGGCGTCGGGGACCGGGGCAGACATTCAGGCCGTCGGGGTCCAGTTCGGCCGGATGTACGACGCGATGAAGAACGGCACGCCATTGGGCGAGGTGATGATGCGCCTCGGCGAGATGGGTGCCCTGTCCGGTGACTCCCGGCGCGCGATACAGGGGCTCGCCAAGTCCGTGTCCGAGGGCACTATGACCATGGACGAGGCGTGGGCGACCGCGTCCAAGGAGTTCGGGCGCTTCGCTGGCATGACCGGGAAACAGAGCCAGACTCTCGCCGGCCTCTGGTCAACCTTCACGGACGAGATTGACGATGGCTTTGCGCAGATAGGAACCAAGTTACTCCCTGTCGTGAAGCCGGTGCTGATGGCGGCTATCGAACTTGTGCATGGGCTTGCGGCTGCCGGCCTCGTGCTCGTGGACAACATCGACCTGCTCGCCCCGCTACTCATTGGCATGGCCATCCCGGCTATCTGGGCAGCCGTGGTAGCCATGGGTTCGCTGGCGGCCACGGTCATCCTCGCGACATGGCCCTTCCTCGCCATCGGCGGAGCCATCGCCGTCGCCATCAGCATCTTCAAGGCGCTCGGCCTGACCGTCGATGGCGTCGTCGGGTTCTTCCAAACGCTCGTCGAGGCCCTGAGCTGGGTCTTCCCGCCCCTGAAGCTGATAACGACGGCGCTCGGGCTCATCGGCGATGCCTTCGGACTGTTCCGGGACGAGTCCGAGACGGCCATGGGTCCGATGACCGACATGAGCAAGCACGCCGGCAAGATGGCCGACGACCTCTACCAAGCGGCCCCGAAGGTCGAGGCCGCATCGAAGGAGATGTTCAAGCCCTACGCCGAGGAGGCGCGGCGGCGGGCGCAGGAAGCGATTGTGCAGACGCGCCTGATGACGACCACGGTGCTCGAAACCATCAAGGGCGCCCGGGACGCCATCAGCGGCGCTGCCACCGCGGCGGCCGACGCCCTCTATGACCCTCTCATCCTGAAGGCCGACCTCGCCATCGTCCAGATGCAGATGAAGGACAAAGACCTTCTGGCGCAGATACGTGGCACGAACAAGATGGAGAAAGCCGAGGGTCAGAAGCGGCTCGCCGAACTCCAGAAGCAGGCTCTGGAGATGGAGGTGAAGCTGACGACCTACGGTGACAAGAACGCCCAGATTGCGAAGACCAAGGCGCTCCTGATGACCACCGACTGGGCGGCCGGTGTGAAGGCCGGCAACCGCGAGCAGGACGCCGCGCTGAAGTTCCTGAAGTCGGAGCTGGAGAAGCAGCTCGACAACCTGACCTACACCGGCGGCGACAAGGGCAAGAAGGCGGGCAAGGCCATCGCCGGCGGCCTCAAAGACGGGCTGCCGACCGCTGGGCAGGTGGAACGGTGGGGCGGGAGCGTCGCCAAGTCTTACGCGAACGGGTGGGCGGGTCAGAGCTGGTATCTGAAGGCCAAGATTGACCAGTACCTCGCCCGGGCCAAGGCCAAGCTGGAGAGCAACTCACCGCCCAAGGAAGGCCCGTTCCAGAAGATTGACCAGTGGGGCGCCAGTATCGGCCAGACCTTCGCCGATGCCCTTGGCGGCCAAGCCCCCTACCTCGGCCAGCAGACCAACCGCTTCCTCGGCGGCGCGGACCTCGCGTCTACGCAGACAGCGCCATCCCGGTCGGCTCTGGCTCCGGTGAGCGCCGGCGGCGGTGGGCTGGTCATCCACATGGACTTCAACTCGGCGGTGCCCTACACCCCGGGCGAGATGGACGCGCTGGGGCGCCGGGTCGGACCTGCGGTGTACGAGTACCTCCGCCAGCGTGGTGCGGTGGGGGCCTGACCCAATGGCTCTCATTGTTCAGTCGGCGACAGGGTCATTCGCCACGGGGGGCGCTCAGGCGAGCGTATCACTTCCCTCCCCAGCTACGGCAGGAAACACCATCATGGTCGCCCTGTCCGCAGACGGGGACAGTGGGTTTGCCCGTCTGGTTGCCAGCAGTGGGTACACGCTCTTGCGGACGGCCGACGCGCGGTCTTCGCAGGGTCACTTACGGGTATACAGCCGGCCCGCGACCGGCGGCGAACAGACCATCGTCAGCAACACTGGCGGCTCGTCTACCGTGCGGCTGGCGGCGATAGAGGTAGCGGGCATTGTCGATGTATCCAGTGAAGTAGACAACGGTTCGGCCTACGTCAGCACATTCACGGCCGACACGCTGACGCCGTCAACGACGGGAGTCGCAGGTGTCATCCTCGCGTTCTTCGATGCCTACTATCAGAGCTACAACGTCGGGTCACTCAGTCCCAACGGCTCACTGGTAGAAGACGCTGAGAACTACGACGCCGGTCGGCTGGTGGCATGGTGGGGTCATCAGGAAGTCGCTTCCCTCGGGTCGAGCTATGCACCCTCGGTAGCCTCGACGGTCACCCCGGCAAACAATGACGCTGCGAACACATGGGGCTCCGTCGCGGTCCTTCTCACGGCAGGGCCGCTGGTCGCCAACTTCTCCGGGACGCCCCTCTCGGGCAACCGCCCGCTGGGCGTGCAGTTCACAGACCTCTCGGACGGCGGGTCCGACGGGACGGTCGATACGTGGGAATGGGACTTCGGCGACAGCACCGTCTCCACCGAGCAGCACCCCTATCACATCTACGCACAACCCGGCACCTACACCGTCACCCTCATCGCCCGTGTCGGCACGACGGCCTCGGACTCCGAGACAAAGGTCGCGTATGTCACGGCCTCGGTCCCGACCGCGGCCACACCGACGGCGACACCGGACGCCGAGTTCTGGGTGGACTGGGACAACGACGGGTTCACCACCGGCGGCACGTCCGACTACGAGCTGGCCCGGATGCTCCCGGAGGGGAACGTGGCCGACGATGACATCTCGGCCTACGTGCAGGAGGTTCGGTGGCAGCGGGGCGGGCAGCAAGACCTCATCGGGGGCCAGTCCGTCGGCTCACTCGTTGCCATCCTGAAGAACACCGACGGTCGCTTCACCCCGGACAACACCGCGAGTCCGCTGTACGGCAAGCTCGACGTCGGGCGCCGGGTGTGGCTCGGCGCGCTGCTCGACACCGCCGTCTACAAGGGCCTGTGGGCGGGGTACATCAAGGAGATTGTGCCCGTCCCACGCGTGAAGCAGGTCCAGCTCATCTGCCACGACCCATTCGGGGTCTGGCAGGAGGCGCGTGTGCGGGCGTCGTTCTCGACGACCCGGTCGGCCGCCGAGTGGCGCCGGGTCATCCTCACGGAGCTGGGCGTGCCGGCCTCGCAGGTAGCCCTCGCGCCAGAGCCGTACCAACTCGACGTGTCTGGCGCCGACACCAAGAACGGCGTCTCGCTCCTCGACGAGCTGAACGCCCAGACGGCGCTGCACCATCTCATCATCCCGGCCGACGACAAAGACGACTTCTACACGTACCGCACCATCGGACGCAACGAGAACCTCGGGCTGGACACGCCTCCGGTCACGTTGACCGAGGACGACATCACCGGCATGGCCGGCTACCGCCGGTCGTTCCAGACCATCATCAACTATCAGCAGGTCACGCCCCACCAACGGAAGTTCCCGGATGAGGCGACGCTCGTGTGGTCGTACCAGTCCATCCCGTTCGCCGTCTCGGCAGCGGCGGAGCGCCTCATCAAAGCCAACTTCTCGAACTGGGTCCTAGCCCCGTTCGTCAAGCTCATCACGGACACGCTCGGCGAGGTCACGGTGTACGCGGATGCACCGACGACCGAGGTCGGCATCTCGCATTACGGTCAGTCGGCCGAGCTGCGCATGACCGGCGTCGGGCTGGTGAGCAAGCTGGAGGTCTGGGGTCAGCTTGCCGATGAGCCCGGCGAAAGCGTCGAGTTCGCAGAAGACCTCGCCAGCCAGACGCGCTACGAGGCGGTCCGAGAGGGCACGCCCGTCGATGCGACGCTGTCCGGGTCGGCAGCTCAGGCGCAAGCGGTCGCCCAGTCCATCGTCTACCGCGGCGGCACGCCGAAGACCCGCCCGCAGGTGACCTTCCGCAATCGGTTCGACAAGACGATGGTGTACGACCACGGCTCCGTCGTCGCCCAGTCGCTGGCCGAGCTGGACATCAGTTCACGCAGGTACGAGATAGTCGGCGTGGACGGCGCCATCACGGAGGGCGGCAAGTGGTGGGACATCGGCTGGACCTATCTGGAGACGCCGTTTCAGGCTACACTCGGGCTGTTCAAGCTCAATGTGTCTACGCTGAACGGCTCGGACATCCTCGGCTTCTGATGGAGGCTCGCACGTGACTTGGACGGACCCGAAGACATGGGCAGCCGGCGCCACCCTGACAGCCGCGGAGCTGAACGAGCAGCTCCGGGATAACCTCACCGCCCTGAAGACCTTGGCGGACCTCGCTGTCTTCAGCGGCTGTGAGCCGTACCGCACCACCAACCTGAGCCTCGCGACCGCGACACCGACGAACATCACGTATCCGCTCGAAGGCTGGGACTACGGCGGATGGTTCACGCCGGGCTCGACCGACATCATCGTGCCCGTCACGGCCATCCCGACCGGCTATTCGGCCATCATGGTCGGGCTTCAGGTGCGCGGCCGGTTCGCCTCGAACGCGACCGGCTACCGGCGATTGCGCTTCGCGGTCAACGGTGGGGCGGTCGGGACCGTGACCGTGGACGCGAACTCCGGGTCGGAGACTGAGGTCGAGGTCATGGACTACACCAAGGTCGTCGCAGGCGACGTCATCACAGTCGAGGCTACGCAGACCTCGGGCGGCAACCTCAACCTTGAAGTCACCACGGCGCACTGCGTCAGGATTGGAGCGGTTGTCTGATGGCGAAGATTACGGCGCTGACCAACACCAATACCCGTGACGTCGATGTCATAGGCAGCACCGCCGGCACGTCCTACTACAAGGAGGCCATCGTAGGTCGGGCCGGCGCGCTCGACCACCCGGTTGCCTCGCAGCGCATGGGCACCCACGCGGATGATGCGGCGATGGCGCCGGCCACTGACGCGGTCGTCGCCGTGGCCGGGTTCGCGGACATGACGAGCCCTGACAGCGTGGACGAGGGGGACATCGGCGCGCTGCGCATGACGCTGACGCGAATGCTGGCGGTCGTCTCGGTGGCGGATGCCGCGGCCGTGACGGCTGTGGCGTCGGCGGCCACGAATACCACCCTGAAGGCGGCCAACACCGCCCGCATCGGACTGACCATCTACAACTCGGACGCGAACGCTCTCTATGTGAAGATGGGTGCCACGGCGACGACGTCGGACTTCAGCGTCGTCATTCCGTCGGGCGGCTACTGGGAGATGCCCCAGCCCTGCTATCGCGGTATCGTCGATGGCATCTGGGCGGCCGATGGTTCGGGCTCGGCACACGTGACGGAGCTGACCTGATGCCGCTCACCGTCCCGACCACCCCTGTCGGCGCGTTCGCCTATCACTCGACGACCCAGAGCCTCGGGAACGCCGCCTATGAGGCGGTCGCGTTCGACTCGGAGGAGTGGGATACCGGCGCCTCCCACGACACGAGCACCAACAACTCCCGCCTGTACGCACTGCGGTCTGGCTACCACATGGTGTCGGCGGCGGTGACGTTCGCCGCCAACGCGACCGGCGAGCGAGCCATCAAGTTCCGGGTGGACGGCACGACCGACCTGCGCGGCTCCTTCGGGTTCCCGACAACCTCCGGCAGCATCAACACACTGACGTCGCTGTCCACGGTCGTCTACCTCGCGGCAGGCTCCTATGTAGAGGTGATGGCCTATCAGGACTCGGGTGGGGCGCTGAACATCGGCTCCGCCACCGCGGCTCAGGCCAACCGATGCGCCCTGTCGTGGCTCGGAGTGTAGGTGTGACTGGGGGGGGCCTCGACACCGCGTTGCTTACGGCGGCTGTGGCGGGCGCCGTGGCGCTCCTCGTCCAAACCCTCGGGTTGCTCCTTCTACGCAGAAGTCCGTTGGCCCCAGAGCGGGCCGCCTACATCGGGGACCTGAAGGGACGGAACGCCTTGCTGGAGCGCGAGAACCAAGACCACGAGCAGGCGCTGGATGTTCTCCGAGCAGAGTTCGAGAAGCACAAGTCGGACTCCAACGCACGCATCGCCAAGCTGGAGCGCGAGAATGCCCAGCTCCGTGATGAGGTCCGCCGGCTGGAGCGCGAGAACCTCGACTTCTACCGGCGCTTCCCGGAAGTGGAGCGGCGCAAGGTGGACCGGGGGTCACACGATGCTTGACCACAACTGGTTCCTGATTGTCTCGCCCGGGACGGTGCTCGCAGCCATCCTCGCCGGCTTCTCGCTGTCCATCATCCTGCGCCACATCGGCATCTCCGAGAACGTGCCACGGCTCCTGTTCCTGTCCCTGCTCATCATCGGCGAGTCGTTCATCGCCCTGCTCATCACGGCTCGCTGGATACTGGGTTCTGCGCAGTGGCATGTCTGGGTCGGCGTGGGTGTGCTCTGGGTCATCTACGCCGGCGCCGCCACCCTCGCCATGAGGGGGCGCAAGTGACGGTCGTCGCCGGCTTCGACCACATCCACGTCACCGAGCGCGAGAAGGCGCACCAGTCGCCCTGCGGCTGGGATGACGCCAAGTGGGAGGACTGCACGTTCATGTCCGCCATCGAATGGTGGCGGGCGACCGGGCACCCGGACGTCCCGGCGACCCACGAGGAGGGCGAGCACCTCCGCTGCGCCTCGGGCCGAGAGATGATGGGCGGCACCAACCTCGGCGACGTGCGCGTCGCCATCCTGAAGCGGTACAAGGCCAAGACCCCCACGCCCATCACTGGGTTCACGAAACTGTGGGCGGCGCTGACGCCGGGGACGGTTGCCATCTCGCAGGGCAGCATGGGCGCGTTCCCCTTCCGGTCGCCGTGGCGCCGCTGGCTGCCCGGGTTCAGCGGTGCGCACGCGGTCTGCATCTATCGACCTGACGACTCGGCTCGGGTATGGTGGTGCGACCCGCTGGCGCCGCAGGGCTCCTATTCCGGCGAGTGGATGCCCAAGGCAGACCTGAAGCGGTACGTCGATGGGCTCAACGGCAGCCATCTTGTCGGGCGGGTGGTCCCGAGCGAGGAGGAGAGCGTGCAGTCATACGAGTACGTG